TACTTCTGTTAATACTTTTCTATTATCTAATTGAACACCTGTTTGTCTAGCTAAAGCAGCAGTTTGTTTAACTGTAGATTTTAAAATGTCATTAGCTGATTGTCCATTTGCTAAAGCTAATTGTTGTAAACCAGCTGCTGATTCTTCTTCAAGACCAACTTGTTTGGTTAACATTATTTGATCTTTTAATTGAGCATCTGTAAATCCTAAAGTAGTACCAAAAGATTTAGCTAATTGTCCTTGTGCATCAACTAAATTATTAGTTGTTTCTAAAAGATTATTACTTGAACTTTGTATCTCAACAAATCTATCTCGAGTTAAAGCCGCTACATCTTTAGAAACAGCCATAGATTTACTCATTTCTGTTACTTGTTTATCAACAGCAAATCCTAACTCTAAGAACATTTTAAAACCTTTAACTAATAATCCAATAGTTACTAAAGGATCTGTAAAAGCATCTTTAATAACAGGTCCCATCTTTTTAAAAGCCATTCCCATAGCCTCAGTTCTAGAGACCGTTTTACCTGTATTTTTTTGGATCGCGCTTATTTCAACCTCAACTTCACCTAATACTTCTCTCATTCCTGGTAAGTCTCCTAAAAACGGAATTTTACTTATACCTTTCATTAAAGCCCCAGTAAGACCCATAGATTTTTCAATTGCCTTCTGTTTTTTTAATGTTTCAGATATTGTTGCTAAAGTATGTTCTAAAGATTGATTTTCACTATCTAAAAGTTCTTGATTTAAAGCATATGATTTACTAATTTGACTAAGAGTACTTTCAATTTCAATTAATTTTTTATATTCTCTATCAGTAGATTGACCTAATATTTCTTTTTGGTATATAATATTTTCATATCTTCTTTGTTCTTCTAGTAATCGAGTTCTATCATTTGTTAATGTATTTTGGGAAGTTTCTAAATTCTTGATTTGTTGTTTAGCTTTCTTTTGAAGATTACTTAATTCTCTAGATGATAAAGTAGATATACCTTTTTGATGATATTGAAGTTTTTGAGCTAATGATTCTAAATTTGAGTAAGATTTTTTAGAATCATTTATTCCTGTTTTAAATTTATTAAGTTCAGATGATATTTCTTTAAAACTTTGTAATGAACTATCAATATCACTTGTCCAATCTTGATATTCTCTACGTAAACGCTCTAATTGGATACGAGCATTGCCTTGTTGTTGAGCTAAATTAGCAGCGTTCGTAGCTGCAGATTGACTTAAATTTTCAATCTGTTTATAATATTGTACTAATTCTGCTAATTCTGCAGCTGATAATTGATTACTAGCCATATGTTTACTTATATACTATAAATATTAAAGGACTAAGGAATTAATATTTAGGTGCTCGTTTACCTGTTTGACCTTTAAAGTGAGAAGGTAATTCTATTTTACCATCCTTAACTTTTTGAGTTTGAGAACCTAAATCTTCATTGTTTTGTGAGTTTTGTTTATCATAATATTCTTTTAATTTATGATAAGTAAACTTACGTAACCAAATAGGCATATTGTAGACTGTTCCCCAATCATAGCCACCTTGACCATGAAAAACTATTTCATGAATTTGAGTAAATAAATTAGATCTATACTGAGGTGTTATCTCAGAAGTCAGGCCAAAAAAAGCTAAGTCCAACTGGAATTGAAACTTTTGAGTCGCTTCCGTCGGGAAAAAAGGTCAGATCAACGTCTGGCTGCACCTCCTTTATGTACTCACGTAATGCACGAGAGTCTCTAGCTAATAATTGGTTATCAACAAATTGACGAATGTCTTTTGCTTCTCTATTACCTCCAATTGAAGTAATCATATATTTTAAACGAGTAGACAACTCAGGAGAAATATTTTTATTTATTTTCTTTAAACCTTCTAACTCAGCATTGATTTTTTTCTCATCTGCTCCTGTTAATAGTTTAAAAGTAATTTCTAAACCTGTAGATGGGAGAGTAAAAGAAAACTCATTTTTACCTTTAATAAATAGTTTTTCATTTATTGGTTTATCTTCTATTGTAGTTAAATCAATATTATATTCTTCTCCACCCCATTCAAATTTATAATCTTTACCATATCCTAAAATACGAGCTGCTACTAATAAGGCGTTTTTATCACCTACTATTAGATCTTCATACTTTACATCGCTTACAATAAGCGATTTGATTAACTCATCTAATACGGTGCCTTTACTAATATAATTTTGGTTAGTTAGAATATCTTCTTCCTTAGCCGTCATATATTTCATTTCTATTTTCCCACTTGATAGAGGATTTGATTCTGGGTAGACTAAACCTTTTGAAGGTAAATCAACGATTTCTGTTGGTGTTGTAAACTGGTTTTCCATTTATAATAACTTTTTGTTTATAAATATGTAGAGAAAAAAGAAGTCCGCCAAAAGGCGGACTCTTTTAAAATATTTAATTTTAGAAATTTAATACGCAATAATCCATTGCTACTGTCATTGTGATGTTAACTGCTTGGTTTTCTGTATCCCAGTTATAATCACCAAAATTAGCTTCTTTAATGTATGCGCCTTTGATAATCCATTCACCTACAATATCACCTACAGGGCCTAAAACATCGATTACTAAATCCTTTTTATAGAAATCAGAATATCCATCTCTACCTGTTACTGATTCATGGTGTAAACGAACCCATTCCATTACTGATTGAGCACCAGAAGGAGTAATTGGATCAAATAGTGTCATTTGTATATCTCCCCAAGTAGTTTTACCTTTAACTTTACGATAAACGTTAATGTGGTTTAATATTACTTCACCTTGAGATAATGTGACTGCGTTTACACCTTTGATAAGGTAGCTAGGAACACCATCCATATACATGATGAATCTATTAGCCTGTTTTGGTTCAAAGGCTGTGAAAAATATTTCGTTTGCGTCTAATATTGCCATTTTATTTTCTTTATTTTATTATAAATATCTATATGTCTAATCCTTACACTGGGAAAGTAGCTCCTGTAGGTGTAATGTTGAAGTCTAGATAAATAAATTCAGCTGTTTTAGTTGGTTGTAGATAAATTTGACCTATTAATTGGTTTCTATCTATTACATCTGCTGTATTATTAGTATCATCCATTACTACTCTGAAAGCATATAAACCTTGTTTTTGTTGTACTGTTTCAAGATATGGATTAACTTGGTTTAAGAATTGATTTCTTGTTGCATTAGTATTTTGTTCGAATACTAAGTTATTTGCAACTTGAGAGATATAAGACTTAAGTGTGATTAATAATCTTCTAACATTTACACGATCAAGGGCTGATGAATTTACTTGTAATGTCTTTTGACCATACACTACAGTTCCAGTACCTGGGAATGTTGCTATTGGATTTACTTTACCATCATATAATACATCACGAGATGATTGAGGTAATTTTTGAGCTGCTCTGATTACTGTTGATAATCCTCCTCTGTTTATACCTGCTGGTGCGAACCAAGTAGCTGCTACTTTATCATTATAAGCGTAAACTCCCGCTATCATTGTTGAAGCTGGAACCCAAACATTCTTACCTGTTCCTGGGTCTTTAATTTGGCACCAAGGCCAGTAAGTAGCAGCATATGAAGTATCATAATTAGCAGCCTCATTTATTACTGTGGTTGCAGTAGTTGTACTATAAGGTACTAAATCCATTACATAGATATTATCTCCTCTATTTTGTGTATTAGTAATAATACTTGATATTATAGAAGAATAATCTGCACTATATAAACCAGGAGTGAATAAAGCATTAAATCTATAGTCATCTTGATTTGATAACAAATTAACCATATTTGTATAGTTAGCTGCTATTAAACCTTGAGTATTTGAACTATTAATATTTTCATAAAAATTAGCTCCTCCTTTTACATCACCTTCAGCACCACCAAATGTTCCACTTGCTGCTATTGGAATAGAAGAAGTGTATTGAGGTTTAGCTGTTCCTGAGTTTGTAAAATATCCTGGAGTAGGTAAATTAACTGATTTTACTCTAATATATTTTGAAGCATTAGGATAAGAACCTGATATTTCAATTTGTACTGTACTTGGATTATAATTGTAAGTATAGTCTCCAATTACTTTAGCTACATAATTAGAAGCTTGTGGGTCTAATGATAAGTTAGTCCATGTCTCTAATACAATATTTGAATTTGTTGTATCGTTACCTTGTCTTACTAATAGGTTAAATGTACCTGAAGATGTGTTTGGATTAACAATCTGCCAACGAATGTTATTTACAGATCCACTAGGTAAAGCTCCTTTTGAGTCTTGAGTACTTGTACTATTTGTTATTACACCTTTAGAAATTGTTTCTAATACAAAAGCTGGTTGAGAAGCAGCTTGTGGACTTCCGCTAATAGCTGTACTAATAGCTGAGGTGTAATCTGTTGAACTTGATACTACTCTTGCTACTAATAGTGTTTCACCACCATTAACAAAGTAATTATAAGCCGCTATAGAAGTGAAATAAGAATAAGTATCACTACCACTTGTAAGAACGTCACCAAATGTATTCACATATTCACTATATGAAGATACAATAGTAGGTATTTCAACAGGACCTTTTACTGTTGGACCTATGATAGCTGCTCCTACAGTTATTGGTTGGGCGGTAACAAATGATGTATCATTTTCTCTTGCTAATACACCAGGTGATATTAAAGTTTCTGCCATGTTATTTTAAATTGATTTTGTTTGTTTATAAATATCTTAAAATATGTCAAAACTAATCACTTATAAATTTTCCTTCATCTAAATTAATAGTACCACTTCCATACTTTTCTTGTAATTGGGATCCTATTTGTTCTTCTTGTTTTAGTAAAGTATATAGTTCACTTGTTAGTGATTGTTTTTGAGTCTCGTATTGTACTTCTAAAACTCCAAACTGCTCAGTTAAATAAATTCTTTTACTTTGAATTTCTTTTAAACTAGTAATTTCTTCTTGTGTTAAAACTTTTGTTTCCATTTTTTATTTTTTATTAAGATAATGAAGCTGATCTCCATGCTCCACCTATATAAGTATAAATATAATAACTGCCTCCATTATTCGCAGGTACCATCTCACCTTCAATCCCTACCCATCCAGGAGCAGAACTTTGAGTAGCTACCATAATAGATGAACTATGTGTTACTTTAAAAGCATCTTTTCTAGCCCCAGTACTTTTATTTCCTCCTCCCACAATAAAATAACTTGTAGTGTCTCCTTGAGCATTAAGTGTACCTACTACTGTTTGATGAGATCCAGATGCTATAGTTCGGTTTCCTCCAGCGTAAGAAGCCATACCTAATGATATACTTCCTGAACCTTCAGCATGAGAATAAAGTCCTGAGGCTGTAGTTAAATATCCTTCAGTATGTGAAAACTGACCTAATGCTAATGTTTTTAAGCCTTCAGCATGTGATCCAAGATCATAAGCGATAGTAGTTTGGCCTTCAGCGTGAGAATAATCACCTAATGATATAGTACTCTTTCCTTCAGCATGTGAAGATTCACCTATAGCTTTACTACCTACTCCTTCGGCATGTGAATATGAACCTGAGGCTATTGTTAGATATCCTTCAGCATGAGAAAAAGAACCCGAAGCTATTGTTTCTTGTCCTTCAGTATGAGAAGAAGAACCAGATGCTATAGTTAAATAACCCTCAGCATGAGAACTTGCTCCTAATGCTTGAGAACCACTACCTTCAGCGTGACTAGTATTACCTGATGCTATTGTGTAAATACCTTCAGCATGAGCATTAGTTCCCAAGGCTACATTATAAGCTCCTTCAGCATGTGAAAACTCACCAAGAGCTTCAGTGAATGTTCCCTCAGCATGTGATAGACCACCAGAAGCATGTGTGAATTGACCTTCAGCATGAGAGCCAAATCCTGAGGCTGAAGTTAAATATCCCTCAGTATGTGAATATTGACCAGAAGCGTATGTAGATTGACCTTCAGCATGAGCACCTATTCCATCAGCTCTTGTACCATAACCTTCGGCGTGTGAATGTTCTTGAAGAGCATATGTCACAGCTCCTTCAGCATGTGAATATTGATTTCTTGTTGTAGTTAAATATCCTTCAGCATGTGAATATGCTCCTGATGCTACAGTTTGATTTCCTTCGGTATGTGAATAATTACCTAAAGCTACAGTTAAGAAACCTTTAGCGTGTGTGTATGAACCTAATGCTATGGTCTGATATCCTTCAGCATGTGACCATGGTCCTGATGCTAGAGTTTGACGACCTTCAGCATGACTTGCATTACCACTAGCAGTTGTTTGACGACCTTCAGCATGTGAGTATGATCCTGATGCTAGAGTTCGATCACCTTCAGCATGTGAGTGTGATCCTGATGCTAGAGTTTGATATCCTTCAGCATGAGAATAAAATCCTGATGTTTCAGTTTGCTGTCCCTCAGCATGTGAATAAAGACCATTTGCAATTGTTGAGTTACCTTGTTGTAAAGATTGACTTTGATATATAAAAGCTAAACTTGCTAATCCAGCAAATACACTTCCACTATTAAACTGGATTTGAGTATCTGAGCCTCCTACTGATGCTGCTGTTATAGTATTTCCTCCTACTATTAATTGTCCATTTATTGTTAATGAACCACTTAATTGTATACTAGAAGTTTGAATAGGATTAATAGTATTAGCATAAGATGCTGTTGTTGCAAATGAACTACTTAAAGCATATGAAGATGAAGTTACAATATTTAAATTTTCATAATACCAATATCCTGTTGTAGTTGGTGAAGCTGTAAATCTAAAAGTTTCACCTGATGGGATATCTACTCCTCCTACATCCACTGATGTATCTTTTAAATTAGATAAACCATCAGAAACAGATTTACTAATATGTAATTGACTTCCGTAAGTATTAGTTATTTGAAAAGTTCTACCAACATTTTGAGATAAAAGAGGCAATGAAGCAGTAGGTCCTCCACCATTAAATGTTTTATTTACTCCTATAAATTGAATATCATGATCTTTTAGATTAAAATAAATATCAGATGCTGCTCCTGTAGTTACATCAGTAACATAATAAGCTGCTGTTGATTGTTTTAATGAACCTGTACTTATTATAAAACTTCCTGTTGATATTAATAATGAGCCCGTAATTTGAACATTTTGGTTAAGTGGATTTACATATGAAGCACTTAAAGCATAAGATGAACTTACAGCAAAAGAACTACTTACCGTGTATGAAGAACTTACAGCAAAAGAACTACTCACAGCTTGAGAAGCACTTAAAGCATAAGATGAACTTAATATACTATTAGCTCCATTTGGACCATAAACATTAGAAGATGTTATATATGATGCTGTTACATTTATTAATTGACTTCCATCACCTGAAAAAGATAAAGCAGTAATTGGAGTATTAGAAGCATTTATTAATGAACCTGTAACTTGTATTACTGAACCTGATAAAGTTGAAGCTAAATATGTAAGGTTACCATCCATCTCAGGGATAGATAATTTTGAACCTTTAACTGATCTTAAAATTAATGGCATGTGTTTTATTTATAAATATTTAAATTTAATCTAAAATAAATGATTGTGGGAGTGTTCTTCCTAATGACCAGTTGATAGTATCTGTTAAAGAACTACTAGGTGATAATACTGTTCTACCTCTACTACTATCTATTCTGATTGGATTCACATAAGCTGTTGTACTTGTAGATGATGTTCGAAAAGTAAGATAAGCTCTGTTAACAGTATCATCTGATGTAAGTGTATATGTTATACTAGGAGTTGTTGAAAAGTTTAAATTATCTCTTATTATAAAATCAGTAGCCGTATCATCAAAAGTTATTATACGACTAGCAGCAGGTAATGTTCCTATAAAACTAGATACATTAAATCCTCCAGCACCAGCAAATGTTGTATTCACACCTTGTATTGTTAGAGCATCATTAACTGTTAATTCTGAGTTTAAAGTATGAGTAGCAGTATTTGATATTGTTATATCATACCATGACATTCCATTTGTATTAAAACTTGCTGCTGCTGGTAGTATTAAGTTAGATGCAAATGTTGTAGTATCTATTATACCACTTGTATAAGTTATTGTTCCACCTTGATATCTAAAACTACCTGATATTCCAAAAGTGTTAGCTCCATTATTAAATACAAGATTATTTCTAAAAGTCCCAGTTGTCACAGCTGGATTCATAGACATTGTTCCTGGACCTGTAGTCACAAATGTAGCTGTACCTAGTATATTTTGTGTTGTAAGTGTTGGAAAAGATATGTTCCTTCCAAAATAAATATTTGAACCATTAATAGTAACATTAGAATTCAAAGATGAGGTGTATATAAAACTCCCAGTAAATGTATGATCACCATTAAAAGTTACTCCCACTCCATTTATCTGGTTAGTAACACCTATCTGCATGTTATTCCATACTACATTAGAGCAACTTATTATTGTAGTGTTATCAGCTGTACCAAAAACTAGTGTTGAACCAGATGTAATTACACTACCAGTTATGTATTGTAATGTAGAAGGGTTATTTGAACCTCCATAAGCTACAGATCCAGTTATAATTAAACTTCCAGAACACGCTATATCTATATCCATACCTACACCAACACGACCATTAGTTGTCCCAGCTGTTAATCCTGTATCTCTCCAAATTCCTGTTGTTGGAGATTGAAATATTAGTTTTGATGTTCCTTCTAATCTTCTTGTTCCATGATCTAAAATACCGTTTAAATATACAGATGCCGTATTAAGATAAATATAAGCATTTATATTTGATACTGCTCCGGTAGTGTCTCGAGTTAATAATGTACCTACAACACACATAGGATTAGGTAGTGAATATGCAGGAACACCATTAGAAAATGTTCTAAATTGTATATTATTAAAATTAATACCACTATTACTTGAAGTTGTAGCTAACGGACTAGTACTACCACTGGTACTTAATGTATATGTTCCTGTACCACCACGAGTAATATAAGTCCCAGTACAGTTAACAGTACCAGAAAGATATGTCAAATTACCACCATGTGCTACTGTGCTTATAGTTAAAGTACTCGGTCCTGTATCTATATCTACAGGCATAAAAAGAGCATGGTTAGTAGTATTAGGATTACTCCAAGTACCTGGGCCTTTAAATATTAATTTAGGGCCGAATGAAATTATATCATCATTGGAATCACAGTTATCAATAAAAGAACCACTTACTATTATATTAAAAGGCCCACCTGAACCACCTGAGTAAATATTTAAATCAGAAGCATTAGTATTATTACTATGTAATGTTAATGTACCACTAACTACTAAATCACTACCACTTATGATTAAATTTGAATTAGCAACAGTATATTGATTATTTAACCCTAAAGCATTAGGCCAATGTTTTCCATTTGGAATAAATTGAAACCATGTATTTGTACGAGTTTGCAAAGTACCACTACCTACAATAGACATTCCTGATCCTAATTCTACTGAACCTGTGACACCAGCAGCATTTGCTCCTACAGTAAGTGAGTTACTCATAGTAACAGCTCCAGTATATACTTTAAAATCTATTCTTCGACAAGCAGAAGCAACATTTATATTAACATTTTTATTAACTGCTAAATTTGAATTAGCATCAAAGAAAACATCATCAGCTACTGTAGGGAAGGAAGCCCCACTTCCACCACCTGATGTAGCAGACCAATTTCCTGTATTATTCCAGTTTTGATTTGTGACCCCAACCCAATACCTATTAGCCATAACTTAATTATACATTGATGTTTGGTAAAATTTGATCTATTAAATTTTGAGCCATAATTTTTGCTTTTTCAGACTCACCTCTATTAATAATACTTTGTTCTACTTCTAGTTCTGTTTTTGGTCTAAAATGATATATACTCACAATTATTGAGTCATTAATTTCAACATCAAAATCATATTGTACTTGTGTAACTAGATTATCTTCGTATCTAAATTTGTCTAATATTGTAATTTGTGTAGCCATAATTATAAAGTTCTTGTTGTATTTAATTGAAATGTAACAAATGAAGCATTTGAAGCAGAAGCTAGATTCCATCCTATTATATCACCAGCTAATCCACCTGATGTCCAACTAGTAATATTTGAACTAGTAGTAAATGTATTTGGTGAAGATGCTGATGGAAAGTTTCCACCACATATAGTATTAGCAACAGTTGGTACTGTGTTATTTGCTTTCCAAACATCAAATGTTATAGTACCTGCTGGTACTGCTATAATTGACCATGAATTAATTATAAAATCAAATGGTACACGAATATATCCTTTTGATCCTGTAGTCACAGTTCCTCCTAATCCATCTAATGTTAGTACAATAGATGATGTAGATACTGTTACTCCACCACCACCTCCAGAACCAAATCCACTAGCTGCAGCTGAAGCGGATATAAAAGTAGGATTGATATATGAGGCTGTGGTGGCAAAAGATGCTGTTCCTAATAATGAACCAGTAAATGAAGAATTAATATTATTAGCGTATAATATTGAACCTGATAAATAAACTGCTCCACTGTTTGTATAAAGTTGTTCATATGTTCCTGGTCCTGGTGAGTAATTTTCTACAAATGGAACATATGATCTACTACTAGCAGGTACAACTCCTCTAATAACATTAACTAGGCTAGCAGATTGAGCTAATTGAACAAAGGATGATGTTATAGCAAAAGATGATGTTGTAGAAAAAGAAGCAGATTGAGCTGAGTTAGCATAAGAAGCAGTGCCATAAAATTGAGCTGTACTTAGGTCACTCCATCCTAAAACTTCATTTCCACTTGAATCATATAATTTTCTACTATCCCAATCTATACTAACACCCTCAACACTATCTAATAAATATCTCTGTTTCCAATCTGCACTTTGATTACCATCGTTATCAAATAAAACTCTATTTTCCCAATTTAGACTATCTACACTATTATCACTTAATAAAGTGCTCCTATTAGAATCAATGCTATTAGATACAAATAAACTACCAGTAACTGTTAAACTACCTGTAATGTTAGTGTTACTATTAATACTAACTAAACTACCATTATCTGATATATTACTATCATTTAAATGTTCATTGCCTTTACCTTTAGGTATTCTATTAGCTGTTAGATAAGTCTCATTACCTAAACTATTATAAGTTTCAGGTCCTAAAACAAAATGTGAAGATGTAATATTAGTACCATCTCCTTTATGTACAAAAATAAATTCATCTTGTACAGAATCATATAAGAATGAGGCTGATGTTAAAGGTGAAGAGCCTGAATCTATAACTGCTAACCCACCAAATCTTACACTTGGAGTATTAGTATTAACTGTAATTAAGTTTGTACCAATGTTAAGAGTTGATTCTGAGATATATTGTATAGAAGCAGATCCTAATACTGTAATGTTGTTTGTTATTGTTAATGAACCAGTTATAGTTTGATTACCTATAAAAATATTTGAGCCGGTTGTAGCAAGTGAGGCTGATTTTGCTACAAATACAGGATCTGTTTCTTGATAAAATGAGGCTGTAGTTGCTGTTCCTTGTAATGATCCTGTAAAAGATCCTGTAAATGATCCAGTGTTATAAGAAGATGTAAAATTATTAAAACTTGAAGTTGTAACAAATGTTCCTGACACCGCTGTAAATATAGGATCTGTTTCTTGATAAAAAGAAGCAGATATCGCTTGAGAAGCACTTACAGCCCAACTACTTGTTCCTATTAAACTACCAATAAAACTGCCCGTAAAACTGCCTGTACTATAAGAGGCGGTAAATATGTTAATACTAGAGGTAAAGCTGTTTATACTCGCTGTATACGCGTTAAAACTAGAAGTAGTAACAAAGCTACCTGTATTAATACTTACACCTGCATTTTCAGCATATGAAGCTGTAGCAGCATATGAAGCTGATGTTGCTATAGAAGCAGTAGCTGCATATGACGCTGATAAAGGTGTTACTAATTGTTCTCTTCTTATTATACTCATTGTTATGCAAATTTACCTATTGCTACTACCTCATCTGTTGATTGTAGTACAAATCCTAAGTTACTAGTATTAACTGTTAACACACTATTTCCACTAACTTCTACAAATGATGTTATAGCATTAGGTTCTATTAATTGTCCATTAACATAAAATGAAAATGAATTTGAATTTGTAGGTGGTAATCCTGTTGGCGCTACTAAGAAAGTTGAAGGGAATGTTGCTACATTTGGGGCACTAACTGTTGTGGCTTGTAAAGCTTTATTTGTATTTAAATAAATTAAAGTATTTGTATCCACTCCTCCACCTTGAGTTATATTATTTACAATATTTGGAGAATCTATTATACTTGATAATCCACCTCCTTGTGTTGATGCTCTTTCTACTGTTGTATTAAATACCTCAGAATCACCAGTAGCAGTTTCTAAAGTAAAAGTTAATTTATTTTTGTTAGAGAATTTTCTTACCGCATTTAAATCTTTTTGAGGGATTTCAGGTATAATATAACCATATAAAGTTATACTTAAAGCACATCTTACAACACGTTCTTGACTATCTGATAATTCTGTTGTTGGTGAGAATGAACTTATAGTTGCTTTAAATTTAAAACGTTCTGGATCACCCCAATAAGCATCAGAAGCATATTCTAAAGCCTCTATTATTTTATTTAACTGATCATTATAATAAGTAAATATCACACAGTCATAAGTTATATTTAAATAATCAGGAACTACAGTAGCATAATATGTTTGTTCTTTTTTAACATTATTTAAAATGTTAAATTTACTATATTCATTTTGTTTACTATATCTTTTTCCATATACTGCAATGTTATTAGGAGAATTAGCATCTAATTTATTAGTTAAATTTCTAACTTTCTCAATATTATTTTTCTTAAACATAATAAGAGGAGCCATCATTCTTCCATTTAAATCTCTATAATATCCATCCTTTTGAAATGATTTCCATTTCTCAGGTGAACCATAGATAATAGGTACAGCTATTCTTTCTCCGTTTTGTATTACAAAAGGTTTAATAACATTTTGAAAATAATACATTACAGATTCATCTAAATCTTGAATTCCTATAGATAAAGGTTTAACAGTATCATCCTTAAAAGAAGTCTGTTCTGCTCTATTAACCCCATTTGCATTATTTGGATTACCAGTAGATTGAAAACCAGGAGCCCCTACAGGAGGTACAAACGGCTCTTGTAGAGATTCACTTATTTCTCTTTGTGTTTTTGGTATTGGTTTTCTTCCTCTAGCCATTATAATCTTTGTTTAACTATATTTACTCTATCAGCAGGTACATAGTGAGTTTCACATATTACACTAACATTATAACCAAATTGATCTAGTCCTGGGTTTAATGGATTAGTAGCATATGGATAATCAGGATCTTTACCTACAAAATATTGAGTATCATAAGTATTATCTACTTCAAAATAACTTTCTTGATATAGAATAATATCTCCAATTTGAGGTACTATATTAGCATCTACTAAATCATCTCTTAAAAATGCTACTTTAATACTCCAATTAAAGTCAACCCCAAATTCACTTGTACCATCTGTTTTTTGTTCAATAGTAATTAAAGAATTTAATAGTACAGGTTCATCATAGAATTTACCTCCTGATGCTTCACCATACATGTTTACTATAGTTTTATCTAAAACATATTTGTACAAAGCACATTGTTGGGTAATAATATCCCCTAACAATTCTCTGTTAAGATGTCTAAACATTGATATGTCTCTTGCTCTTCCAAAAAGTGCCATATTATCCTACAAATATTACCATTGGTACATTAGCTATTTCTTTATTTCTATAATCAGATTCTAATGATCTTCTTTCAAGTAATGCTTGTTTAGAAGTTTCATCAAAATATGCTCTTAATCTTTCAATTAAAGCGTTTTTCTCAGCAGTAGCAGCTGATAGTAAGTCAGCTTGATTTAATGTTACATTTTGATCAGGTATAGGAACAGTGCTATATTTACCTCTGTTATATCCTAATATTTCTTTAACTAATGCTAAAGTATATTCAAATATCCATTGTCGCCCAATTGAATTAATTTGTGTATAAACAGGATTAGTATATGGGACATTTGATACATTTGTTATACTTCCGCTACCAACTTGACTTATACTATTATTTATTCGGTCTGTTACTTTAATATATTCAAACCACAAATATCCTTGTCTAGAATCATTATCTGAGGGTATAGGGAATATTGTTAAGTTATTGTTTATAATCTCAAATGTATATTGAGATAAACGAATTGTATTACTTAATTCTATACCTTGAATCACACCGGCGTCATAAGCAACAGGCATCATTAAATATCCTCCACCATATCCTCCTCCGTACATACCACCATATAAACCAGCAGCAGGTACACCTCCTAAACCAGCAAATCCTCCAAATGGAGCATACATCTGATTAATAGCAGGGGTGTCTTGATAAAATACTCTTTTAATTTCAATACCACCTGATATGCTTTGGCTTATAGCCCACTCTTTCATATCATAGGTTTGTTGACCTGAATTTAAAGTTAATGAGCCACTATACCAAGTAACATTTCCTCCTACACCTGCTTCCTCTCCATATTGTTGAGATAATTTAATTATATATCCTAAGTTAGGAGTTATAATAGTATTATTAATAGAAGTAGCAGTTGGTGCTCCTTCTAGAGTGAGCATATTATCTCTTACTTGGTAAGCATATAATTCATTACCATAGACAGTAGTAGCTTCTTCAAATGCTGCCCAAAAGTTTATATCTTGTAATTCAATATCTGTAATAGGATAACCTAATCTTCTAGCACAAAAATTAGCTACTCTATTAGCATCAGTTTTAAATTGAGCATCATTATCATAAAATCCAAACGGGGTAGGAGAACTACCTGTTGATGGAGTATTATAATATGAAGCTGAATAAGCGGCAAAAGAGCTAGATCCTGGCCAAATAGGAATATTCATGTCTGTGTTTTAATTATAAATATTAATCCCTATAGTCTGAGTATAGTTTAAGAATTGGTTCTACAATTTCATGACGGTGGTTTGTTTTTAAAGTAAATATACTTACTCCTTTAATATTTTCTTCTAAACGAGTAAAGAATCCAATACCACTATCTTTTCTTGTTTTTAAATCTGTTTGAGTTATATCTCCACAAAATACCATTTTACCACCTTTACCTAAACGACCTAAAATCATTTCAGTTTGTCCATGAGTGATATTTTGACATTCATCTACTATTACAAATGAGTTAGGGAATGTTCTACCTCTCATAAATGCAAAAGGTACAATTTCAATAACATTATCTTTAATTAACTTATCTACTTTTTCTTTATCATATAACATGTATAAATTAGCATAGATAGGAGCTAACCAAGGATCCATTTTTTCTTTTAAGTCACCTGGTAGGAAACCTATTTCTTCTTTAGCTACTGTAGGTCGAGTGATAATAATTCTCTCAACATCTTTTTTAAAGACCATATCTAAAGCCACTTGACATGCTACAAGTGTTTTACCACTACCAGCCATTCCTTTTAATAATGTGACTGGGCTTTCTAAAATTAATTGCTTAGCTGATTTCTGTTCTTCATTTAATTGAATTTTGAATGTAATTGGATTTTTAGGCTTCCTCTTTTCTTTGAAGATATTTTGTGCCTCTTCACTTCTGTTGAAATCTGTCATAAACTTATTTTTGTTGATAAATATTAAAAAGGATAAAAAAAGCCCAGATTTCTCTGGGCTTAATTTTAGATTATATCCTTAGGATAGATTACAGAGTGTTTAGACCACTGATGTAAATCTTACCATAGAATTCAGGACGTAACATCTTCTTAGCGAAACGAGTTAACAGACCTTTACGTGGAGTGAAGGTGTTTGGATCGTAGATAAGAGGAGTCATGATCAACGGAATATAAGGAGCAAACACAGCGCCTGCTTCTAAGAATTGCTTACCACGGAAACCTACTAAGATAGTATTTTCAGTCATGTAAGGGTTCTTATAAACAGTGTAACGGCTGTTAAATTGACCTGCTTTTTGTACACCAAATGCATATTCCATATCTTCAGCACCGTTAGCATTAGCAGCGAATCCTGGGATTGACTCTAGGATTGTTGATACTGTTGGAGACACTACCATGAAATTAGCACCACCACGAAGGGTTAATTGGTGAATTTTATTGCTGATCTTGTTTACTTTAGTACCAAGTGTTTGGAACCAAGCACCTTGTGTATTAAAGAATCCTAAGCTAGCTGTTGGAGCCTGTGTAGCTGTAGCTGTAACGTTGTTAACAGCACTCCAGTACTCAGTACCTGCAGCAGCATCTTCAATCAACATATCAAGAATTTCTAAGTCAATTTCTAATGAAATATACTCAGACATCATGTTTGTCAATTCAGCTTCAGCATCCAAGTTTTGGTAAGCGTTCAAATCTTGAGCGAACTCAGGAGTCCAAACTGCTTTTAACTTTTTAGTCTTAGCTGTAATCGCTTGTGATTGCATACTGATGTTAATTTCTGGGATAGAAATTGAAGTTGCACTTTGAGCGTTAGGAGTAGAAACAGTTGGTAAACCGCTTGTTGTTGGATCTTCAAAATCACCACGAGCGTTATCAGCTGTTTTCTTATTGTAGTATAAAGTGTAAGGTCCAGTTTCTGCAATCTCAGCAGTTGAAGCTGTTACATAGAATGTAAGAGTTGTTCCTGAAGTAAATGAAGTGTAAGCTTGGAAATTATCAGCTACAGTAATGATGCTACCTGAAATGCTTGAACCTGATACTAATACAAACGCACGAACTCCATCTGGATCTAAAGTACCTGATACAGGACCTAAAGCGTTTAAAGTAAATTTCTTAATTTGACCTGCAGCAGCAGAAGCAGATAAATCTGAATTATACCCTGTATCTGCCCATGAACCTGAAGTAACAGAAGCAGTAGTTATTGTTAATGAAGATGAGAATTGGTTAGTAGAGTAAGCAAAACGACCTACACCATACAAACCACCTTCAGGTGCTGGGGTAGCGAATGGGTATTGACCGCTTGCGTTACGATTACCATACATAGAACCACCTGCATTGAATGGATTCTTATCAGTACCATATTGGAAATCTAGGAAGAATACAAGACCTGAAGGTAAGTTCATTGGTTGAACGCTAACGAATTCCTTCGCTGCGATTTGACCAAATACCTTACGTACTAAAGGTAATGCGATACCAGCCCAGTTTTCACCGTTTGTACCTGATGTGAATGTAGATTGAGTACCTGTTGAAGAAGTCTCAACTACTAGTTGCTTTGCTTGGTTTTCCAACATCAAAGCCATGTTGTTTTTGTTTACGTCTTCGCCTAAACCTTCTAGAAGACCTGTTTTGCTCCATTTATTAGCTAAACGGGCAGCATCACTTTGTAGTGATCTCCAAGGGTTTGCGGACTCGACTAATGATTGAATTGTGTCCATAATTTGTTTAAAATTGTTTTTTTGGTTTTTGTTACTTTTTAATACCAGCTAATCTTTGCATACGAGCAAATGCTTCGTTTGACTCAATTATTGGTTGTTTTGGGGTAGCAGGAGTAATTGCTCTAGAAGCTGATCCTAATGATTCTCTAACTTGAGATTTTTTAACAATCGAAGTTGCTTTTAAACTCTCAGTTAATGTTTCATATACGAGTTTAACTCCTTTAACATTTTCTGCTTTGTCAAATGCGTTTAAAACCTTTACTTTGTCTGATTCGGTAAGATTTTTAGCTTTGAAGATTTTGTTGGTGTAAAGTAATTTAGCATTTAATAGATTTACTTCGTTTAACTCATTTCTCAATTCGTTAATTGTTTCTTCCATTTCATTTGCCTCATTTGTTTCAGCTTTCCTATCTTTAAGATAGCTTTTTAAAGCTTTAAAGAAAGCAATTGATGAACCTCCAACTCCAAGTATACCAGCAGCTATACCAGTACCAGCTGATGATAATATAGTATCAAGTGTATTTCCAGCGGCTGTCATGTCACCTGATGATACGTACTTTGCAAATTGAATAAGAAGCTCAGAAGCATCAGACTCATTTATTGCTGTTTCTCCTTCCATTTCAGCGAGAATTTCAGCGATTGTTTCGTCGATATCTTTTTCTTCATCATCTTCGATGTCGATATCAATTTCTTCATCTTCATCACCCATGTCTTCCATGTCTTCCATGTCTTCTTCTTCTGCTTCTTCACCTGCCATTAACTTACCAGATGCGATCATGTCATCAATGACTTGAGCTACAAGTGCTTCAATGTCTTCGTCTGACATTTCTTCAAGCATTAGATTTTCATCTATACCTGCTTCCATGCCTTCTTCTTCCATTCCATCACCTTCACTTGTCATTTCTAACTCAGCTAGGATAGAATTAATATCGAAAGTTTCTTCAATACCTTCTTCTTCCATACCGTACCTTTCTTCCATGCTCTCTTTAGCTTCTTTCTCTTCCTCATCCATCTCGTTTAACCTTTCAGCAAACATAGCGGTAAGTTGGGGAGTAAATGCTTCTTCAAGAGCTAACTTTGCAT